TTATTCTTTTCCGGTCAGCCAGTCCATTGTCACGCCCAGGACCTCGGCAAAGATCATCAGCTCGTAGTCCGTCACGAAGCGGTCCCCGGTCTCTATCTTGCTGATGGCCTCCCGCTCAATGAACACGCCCTTGACCTGCATCCTTGCAGCGAGGTCCGCCTGGGAGATGCGTTTGGTCGCCCGCACCTGGTGGATGCGGTCCCCGGAGATATTCTTTTGTCCCTCAAAATCGTAAATCTTCACACGCAGCCCCTCCTTGGCACCTTGACAGTACCACGGAAAAGGACTATCTTTGTAATAAAGATTTACAACCTTTATCGTTTTGGTACAAAAAGTGGGAATATCTCACTTCACGTCCGGCAGCTTGTCCAGCATCCCGGCGGCCTCCAGCAGATTGTAGATGATCTGGGCCGTGGCCTCGCGGGTGATGGGCTTCTGCCATCCATAGTTGCCCGCACCGTCTCCGGCGAAGATACCCTTGCGCTTGCAGTAGTCGGTGGCCTCCTTGGCCCAGGCGGAGGGGTTGTCCCCGGTGTCGGCGCAGCTCGTGAGCTGTTTGGTGTCCATAGCTTCTTCATCCTTTCCGGCCTTTGCGGCCTCCAGTCTTTTGTTGACTTCTGCGGCGATCTGGCCGTGTCGGCTGTAAAGCCAGTCACCAGGGCAGGCTTTCGCCGCAAACCAGCGGTGGACGGTCATGTTCTGCTGGTCTACCTGACCTACGAGGTTTTTATCTCCCTTCCAAAGCAGCCTGGGGATGCCGTTGCGTTGGCAGATGTCCACCAGCAGGTCAATGAGGGACTTGTAGGCCGCGTCGGAGACCGGCCACGGGTCCTTGGCAACGGTGTTCGCCACCTCAATGGTGACAGCCCGGTTGTCGTTGCCGGCGGAGGAGGTACACCACGAACGGTTGGCCTCGTCCACATACAGACCAATGCGCCCATCGCTGCCGATGCCGTAGTTGCTGCTGGCCTGGCGTTCCTTGTTCTGGAACAGTTCGCCGCAGCGCTCCACGGACAGGTTCCCGGCCATACAGTGGATGGAGATGGTGTCGATGGCGTGCTTGCGCTTGCCGGAATGGTTGGGGGACAGCTTGGTGTAGCTGACCAGCGGGCTGTTACTCATTGCCCGCACCTTCTTTCAGAACGCCGTGGTTGAGTTCGTAGACGGCGGCCTCAATGAGCGCGTCGATGCGTTCCTCGTCCAGGGTGATGCCGTGCTCCGCCAGCCAGTTGAGGACGTAGGCTTTCTTCTCCTCGCCGCGCCCGCTGCCACGGTAGATTTGCTCCGCCGCCGTCACAGCGATCTTCACCCAGGCATTGATCTCCGCCTGCTGCTGGGCCGTGGTCCGGCTCTTGATATAGGGAATGACCACGGCGGTGATGACGGCAGCCACAAGGGCAGCCGCCGCTTCAATGATGGTTGTAATATCCATGATGTGCTCCTTCCTTTACTCCACGATTTCCCAGTCGTCGGCCAGCATATCCGCCTGGCTTGCAAGCCATCCCATTTGCACGCCGGAAGTGCCGCAGAATGCGATAGCCTTGTTCCCAATGGCCGCGTGCTCGGCATTGACGATTGTGCCAGCCGGGGACGTGTAACTGATGGCAGAGGCCAGCTCAATGTGCTGGTTCTTTCCGTTCCAGCCCGCCCGTCTGCACTTCTTCCCCTTCTTCATGGCCTCGATAGCCAAACCGAAGTTCATGCCGTCGATGGGGCGGTACGCTTCCTCGAACACGGCCTTGGGGCTGAAACTCTCGTAGCCGTCCGGGTAGCGGACCTTATAGCCCTCCTCCACGGGGTCCATGCTCTTGGGGGTGGGCTGGCCCTCCTCGTAGACCCTGCCGCCCTTGCGAATGGCGGGGACCGCCTCAATGATTTTCGTGCCGATATAGGTTTTCATTTCGATTTCCTCCTTTAGCAATCTCGTTTTATTTTCTTCTCCGGTGCGTTGCTCTTGCCGAACACCACCCCGTCGTTGTGCTCGAAGATGTTTTCCACCACCTTGAGGACGTTCACGCCCAGGATGGTCTCGATGGCCTGCTCGGACAGGTCCACCACCGGGAACACTTGGCCCAGGTGCACCGTGGCGTACAGGGCGATGAGGTAGGACATCGTGACCCACCCCAGCGCGGCGATCTGCGTTGTCACGAACAGCCGCCGCGTGGTCGTCTTAATGTTCTTCATCTCGTACCGCCTCCAGATGGTCAATGCGGTGGTGTGCGGACTTGGCGCTGGCCTCCACGGCAGCCAGACGGCCCTCCACCTCTGTGTTGGTCTTGCGCTGCTCTCGCTGTTCCGTCTTGATCTCGTCCGTGTTGGACTTGATGTACCCCAGCTCTGTCAAAACGGTGCCGAGCTGTTGGCCGTTGCTCCTGTCGTCTTTTCCCTTGTTGCGGGAGAAGGTGGCATAACTGATGACAGCACCCAGCACCGTGCATACCAGTCCCACAATGATGTTCCACTCCATTGGTATCACCTGCCTTTCCCATTGAGCATATCAAAGCCCCGCATCCTTTTCGCCCCGAAGCAGATAAAAATTTGAAAGAGAGGGATTGCCCTATGATCTGGATTGAATTTGCCGTCAGCGCCCTTGTGACCGCTGCAACATACGGGGCAGGGCCTATGCTTCTGGCTCTGCTCCGAAAGAAACCGCTCCGTGTCCGATACCTGCGAATATTCAGCGCTGTGTACACGATTGCCGTATGGGCCGTGTGGCAGTTCCTTACATACGACGGGAACGCCGTGCGGACCATGCCAGCCCTGCTTTGGGGGTATGTGTTCTATCGCCTTGCAAGGAGCGTCCTGGAGAAAAAGCCCGTACCGGCCATACCGAAAGAACGATGGTACACCTGCCCGAAGTGTGGGCAGCTCGTCCCGGAGGGAAAGCCGTGTGACTGTGAAAGCCTTTCTCCCCAGCCGGGGGAGAAGTTGTGCGGCACACCGTTCATCCAGGCGGGCCAGACCCCGCCCGGAGTTGAAACCGAACAGCCGAAGCCGGGAAAGCGGTCTCCGGTGGTTCCGCTTTGCATAGCCGCTGCTTTGCTGGTGGTATGCACCTGCATCCTTGGCTACCGTGTCTCCGTGCTCGCGGCAGCGCGGGATGACCTGGCAGCGGAGAATGCGGAATTGCACTCCAGAGTTTCCACGCTATCCACTGAAAAGACGCAACTGCAAGAAAAAGTGAACGACCTGGAGGCTCGGAACGAGGATTTGTCCGGCTATCTTCACGACGCCACTTTTCTTTACAACAACATTGGGTTCATCGTCGAAGGGTCAAACCGTTATCACAATTACGATTGCCCTGTGTTCCAGGGTGCTGACGAATACTGGGCGCATAATATAGAATACTGTGAGTATCTGGGGTACTCGAAGTGCGGAAATTGTTGGTGACGACATGAAAAAACGGGAGCAGGGACGACCTGCTCCCATTTCTTTACCATTCGCTGGTGTAGACGGTCCCCCAGAGGAAGGCCCGCTGCTCGTCGGTCAGGCCGGAGAAGTCCTCCAGCCATTCCCGCACATGGTCGCTCTTGGCCTCGCCCTTCACGGTCTTGCCGTCTGCGTCCTTGGTCCCTTCCATCTCGTTGTAGGCGGTGTGGAACAGGACGTACTCCCAGGGTTCGATGCCCTGGGCCTCTGCGTCGTCGGCCTGGGCCATCCACTTGGTGCTGACCTCGTACTGTCCGTCGGAATGGTCCGCCAGGGCGCTCTTGTCGGCCAGATCATAGGCCGCCTTGAGCACCTTGTCGCGGGTCTCGTCGTCCATTCCCCGGAAGATGGGGCTGCTCGCCAGGTCGTCGGCCATGCTGCGGTAGGCGTTGGCCCGCTGGTCGGAGTATGCCCGGTAGGCGCTGCTCGCCAGGTCGTCCGCGCCGAAGGTCTCCTCCTTCTCCTTGACAGGGGCGTATTTGTCCCTGCTGCCGATAAGGTCCCGCGCCCTCTGGGGCAGGGTGTAGTCCGGGTCCTTCTCAACGGCCTTGTTGTAGCGGCTCCGCATGGCGCTGTCGATGCTTGCGCCGTCCACGCCCATGCTGTTCATCAGGTCGTCCCTGATGTGCTGGTAGGTGTCCATGTCGCCCTGCTCCAGTGCCCGGTACAGAATGGCGTAATAGCGGTTCTTGTTGCCGGTATTGGAGATGTTGTAGATAGCCTTTTCCATCTCATACTGGAGCGGGATGTTGCCGGTCTCCACCGCCGCGCTCCGGGCCAGGCCCCACATATCCCGCGCCAGGTTGGAGGCCGGGATGCCGAACATCTTTGCACCGGCGGCCAGCAGTCCCTTGAGGGCGTAGGCCCTGGTCCGCTTGCCCTGGCCGTCGGCGCTCTGGATGGCCGTCTGTCCGGCCTGGATAAGATCGGACACGATCTCCATTTCCGTGCGGGACACGTCGTAGCCCTGCATGATGGACAGCGCGTCCTTCACAAAGGGGATTTGACCCAGGGGGTTCATGTTGCTGCCGACGTTGCCCTCCATGATGGCGTTCCAGGCTTTCTCCCAGGGGGTCTCCTCGTCACCGGAGATGCCGGTGAACGCAGCCCGGAAGCGCTCCCAGTATTTTTTATCTTCGTCATCGTCGCGCATGGCGTCGATAAGGCTCTGGGCCAGAGCGTTGACCACGTTCGTCACCACCAGGGCCGTGGCTGCCCGGCCCATCGTCTTGATGGCCTTGCCGCGCTTCTGGCTGTTCTGTTCGTAGCGCACCTGGTCATAGGCCCGCATCAGCAGGTTGAGGCTCATAATTGGCTCGCCCATGAAACTGGTCGCCTGCTTCACCACCGCGTTGCTGGAGCGCATGATGTTAGACCGCTGGAGAACGCCGTCTACCACCTGGGTCTGGTCGATGACCTCCGCGAACAGCTTTGCCGCCTGCCGGTAGAACGCCTCGCTGCCCTTGGTGAGGCCCTGGTGTTCCCGCGCCGTGGCCCACTCGCAGGCGTTCCACAGCTTACCCCAGGTCACGGCGTCCGCCGCGCCCGCAGGGGCGGAAAGGGCGTCGTTCAGCTTCCGCACGTTCGTCCGGTTGTCGAACAGCGTCTCGGTCATCTTGTAGGGGCTGGAGATGTCGAAGCCGCCCGCATCCTTCCGCATGGCGATGGGGGAGTATTGCAGGGCTTTCTTCCATCCGCTGCCCCGCGTAACGCCTCTTGCAAGGCCGCGCGCCATGTCCTGGGGGTCCAGTACCGCCGCCGCCCGGAAGAACGCCGTGGGCTGCTGGATGACCACGCGGATGTTCGCGCCCACGGCTGCGCCCTTGAAGCCGCCGATGGTCTTTCCGGCGATGTCCCACATGGGGCTGTCGCCGGGGGCGTTGATGCCGTTCTGGATGTCCTCCATCAGGTTGTGCCAGTATTTTTGACTGCCGGGGCCGCCCACGCGGTCCAGCAGGCCCTTGATGGTCTTGCCGGTTGGGTTGCCCTCCTCGTCCCGGAACTGGTAGTTGAACAGGCGGTTGATGTCCTCCATCGTGCAGAGCCAGGAGGCATAGTCCGTCATGTCGGAGGCGTGGTTGGCAAAGGTGGTGAAGATACCCGCCAGGTCCAGGGCGTTGCTCGCGTGGGGCATCGTGGTCTTTGCCATGCCGATGTTCTTAATGGAGCGGGTGTTGTTTCCGCCCTTTTCGATGTTGCTGTGCAGGCCCTCCTTGGCCGATTTGATGGGCCAGTAGTCGCTCTCGGTGAACTTCTTATAACCGTAGGCTTCCATGCTGGCCTTGTTGCCGTAGTCGGCCAGCACGCCACGGGTCAGTCCTTGCAGGCCGTCCGCGATCTTCACCTGCTCCGGTGTCAGCGTCCCGGTGATGTTCACCAGGTCGCCCTCCGTCAGGCGGATGCTGTCCGTGCCGCGCCGGATTTGCGAGGTTTTGATCTCTGGCTGGACCACGCCGCCCTTGAGCAGGTGGTCGTGGGCCTGTTTGCGCTTCACCAGCTCGTACAGCTCCATCACCTGGGCCGTGGAAAGGGTCAGCTTCTCGCCTCGCTCCGTGGTGAAGGTATGCGTGGTCGCCTCCAGCTTCTTCACCGTCTTGGGGTCCACGATCTTGCGGACCTCCTCGGCCACATGGTCCACCATGAGCTGCTGCTGGTCCTGCGCGTCCCGCAGCATCCGGTAGACCGCCTTGCCCGCCTCTCCGTAATGGGAGAAGAAGGTGTACGGGGTCTCCAGGTCAATGAGGGCGTGGTTGCGGGTCAGGCTGTTCTTGGCCCGGCGGCTGCTGGTCCCGATGGAGAGAGCCTGCGCCCAGTCCGCCGTCCTGGCGTACTTGGCCTTGGACAGGACTTTCCCCGCCGTGTTCACGCTGTGCTCCACGGCCTTGACCACCTGCCACACGGTTTGAAGCTGCGCCACGCTCATGTCGGCCAGCTTGGTGTCCTTCATGGCGATGACCGCATCAAAGCCGCCCTTGATGCCGTCGGCGTCGCTGCCCAGCAGGGAGGGGTCAATGACCATATCCCCGCCCTCGGCCACGATTTTGGCGTACTGCTCCTTGAGGGCGCGGAACGCCTCGGTTCGCTTGGTGGGGGTGCCGCTGCCATCCTTCAACCGCTTGCCGTTCTCGTCGAGGGTGTACTGGCTCTCCTGGTTGATGCTCTCCAGCATAGCGGCCACGCTTCCGCGCATGGCCTCCGGGATGTGGTGCTGGTCGCTGGGGCGGAGGAGCTTCTGGGACAGAGCGCTTGCATGGCGGGTGATTTTGGCCCGCAGCTCACGGGCCGCCCGGCGTTCCCGGCCCGCTGCGTCCTTGGCCGCATAGCGGTCTTTCAGAGCACCCATCTGCCGCTCGCGGGCCTCCCGCTCCTTGGCGATGGCGTTCTGTACCCGCTGCCGGTTCTGCTCCCGCAGTTCCGCCAGGCGGGTGGTGTACTGCTCCCGCACCTTCTGGACCTGCTCCCGGCCCTTGGCCTTGGCGTTCTCCAGCTTCAATGCCTGCCGGTCCGCAAAGGTCTTTCGCGTCTGGGGCAGGTCGAAGAAGGTCTCCATGATCTCGTTCGCCGCGCCGGTCACGGCCTGGTCCATGTGGCGGGAGAAGGGGTTGTACTCGTTGATCTCGCTGATGCCGTCCAGCACTTCCACGATGTGGAGGAGCTGGTCCGTCGGATGGGTCTGCTCCTGCTCGCTGAAAAACTCCGGCCAGCGGGAGGAAAGCTCCTGGTACACCTGGTCGATGTTGGTGTGGCCCTCGCTGCCCAGGTTCAGCCGTCCGAACTGCCGCTTGCGGAAATCGCCGTAGTCTGCGATGTCCCCGTGGTACTCCTTGCCGTAGATGATTTTGGTCGTCCGCAGGTAGTCCCGCAGGTCGCTGTACGCATCGTACATATCGCTGTCCACGGCCACCGCGTTGCTCACCAGGGTTTGCGCGATGTCCTCCGCCCGGCGGCGGGCCTCGGTGTAGGTTAGTTCGTCCTTGCCGTCGTAGCCGCTGGCGATGTAGTCATAGAGGCTCTGGAGGTCTCCCTGGATGTCCTTCACCGCGATGTCGGCCCCGTAGTTCTGGATAAGCTGTTTCGCGGCGGCGGTCACGGCCTTTTTGTCCGTGGTCACGCGCCGGGTCCGCCGGGTCTGGCCCTGCCAGTAGTCCCGGCTCTCCTGGAGCTTCCCGTTTCGGCGCTGGATGGCGATGTAGTCCTTCATCTGCTCCCGCAGTAGCCGGTTCTCCTCTTGCAAGGCCGCGTTCTCCTGGAGAATGTCCCGCCCCTTGAGGGAGAAGCGCGCACCCTCCACGCTGTTGATCTTGGCAAGGCGGTCCGCGTCGTCTCCGGTCTTGTATTCCAGCATCCGCACACCGGCCTGCTCCAGACCGTCCCGCAGTTTTTTGCTGCTGTCATCAGGGATGACGGCGGCCAGCACTTCGTCGAAGCCGACGGCCCGCTGGGGCTTGGCCTCAAAGTAGCCGGTGGGCATTTCCGCCGCCGCCTGGTAGACGGCCTGGATGTCCTGGGCCGTCTGGCTGCTGATTTTGTACCCCTCCTTGGAGAAGGCCCGCATGATAGCGTCCACCGTCCTCTTGCCCTTGGACGTTTCCATCAGGATGCTGCCGATGATGTCGCTCTCGACGAAGGAATTGTCGGAATGAGCCTTGTTTCCCTGCTTGATCTTCGTGATGATGCTGCCGATCTGGTCATCAATGGCCTGGAGCTTTGCTTCATACTCGGCCCCCTCGTCCATGCCCAGCCGCCCGCTGTCCGCCTTGATCTCCTGGATGCTGCGGTATTCCGGCGTCGCCACGGATTGCAGGGTCTTGGCGCTTGCGCCCCAGGTGTTGCCGCCGCGCTCCTCCTGGCCCTCCTTCATCGCCTTGACGATGTTCTCCAGGGTGTAGGCATAGTGGAGCTGCGAGAAGCTGCGGAGATTGCCGGAGGGGGTGTAGGGGTCCTTGCCATTGTAGATGCCCGCCTCGCCCAGCAGGCCGTCCAGCTTCCCGGCAATCCACTCCTCAACGGCGTGGTCATCCACGGCGCTGCGCAGCGCGTCAGAGGTAGCCATCCGGTCGATTTCGCCCTTGGTCGCGCCGCCGTCCTGGTACATATCCCATGCGTGGCGAACGATGTCCTCCAGGGTGAAGATGGAAACGCCGTCCATGGAATTGTCGATGCGGGTCTGCCGTCTTTCGTTGATCTCCGCGTCGGTCCAATGCCTCTTGACGGCCATTCTGCGGAGCATGGGTTCGCCCTGTTCCCGGTAGTAGTCCCGGAGAATGTCGCGGATGACCTCGGCATTCTCGCCCAGGGCGTCCTTCACGCTCTCGCCGGTCTCCAGGTTGGCCTCGATTTCAGCCAGCGTGTTCACGCCCAGGCGGTCAACCACCTTTTGCAGGGTGTCGTTACCGAACTTGTCCCACACCTTGTCCATCTTCACCGGCTCCAGGCTCTTGCCCTGGTCTGCCAGATAGGCCGCCCGCACCGTGTCTGTGGAGGCCAGTTTCTCCGCCAGCTCTGCCGTGCTCCTGGTGCTGGTGTCGTCTATGCCCACAGAGCGCAGAGCGGCGCTGTTCCCGAAGATGCCCCCGGCCACGGAGACATCCCCGGCCAGCCGGTGCAGCTCGTGCTCCACCTGGGATGCCTTTTTGCTGTTCACGGGGTAATCTACTCGCGGAGCTGTCGGCGTCCAGGCATCGCCACCGTACACCTTGTTGGCGCGGAATAGCTGCGGGTCGATGGTGTCCTTGCTGAACACAAGGGAGATGGGGCCGTACTTGGTGTGCCCGTCCCTGGCTTTTACAATGGCGATGGAGGGCATGGGCAGGCCGCCCAGCTTGATGGCAGCCAGGATGCTGTTCTCGTCCTTGTTGTGCAGGGCCAGCAGCTTGTCCGTCTCCTCCACCGGGGTCTTGAGAGAAAATTTGGTCTTGACTTC